AACCTCCTTATTCTATATATTAAATTTTATTTCCCATTTATTAAATTAAACAACATCAGAACGTTCGGATCTTTCAGACTTTCTAAATTCTCAGCTTCTTGAATTAACTGACCAATCTGATCTTTCTCATTTTTAAATTGTTTAAACTCTCTTTTATTATAAGTCTTTTCATACTCTTTATGAATCCTAGAGCAATATTTAGCATTAGTCTTCATATCAATTAGGACTTTATTGCAATTCCGATAGTGACAACGAAAAAATTCTGGGAAATTACTCATGATTGTTTGTTTTTTTTATAACTCTATTTACAAACCCACATAGTGGTTGTAAATTAGTGTAGTGATTTAATTTAATAACATCTTGAATAGAATTAGCTGATGATATTGGTATAATATGATCTATGTCCCAACCATAATTAAACTCTCCGTTGTATTTACCTCTATTTTCCCATGTCATCCACGGCTCGAATTTAGACTCTAAATATTTTTTGAAGAATTCTATTTCACATCCTAATACATCAATCATACTATTTGTAGATATATTATATGATTTATTTATAGACTCTCTTATTCTAGTTGAAATTACACATCTTAACTTAAATACTGGATCATTATTTCTTTTATTTTTGACCCAATTCCTATTCTTTAACCTTACTTTTTCTGGATTTTCTTTTAAATATTTTCTTTTTTGTAACTTTTGATATTCATTACACTTATCTTTATTAACAATCCTATAGACTTTACTGTAATTTTTATGATATTCAGATTTTTTATCAGGATCTCCATAATTATTGTAACATTTTTTACACTTAGATCTATAAGAAACCCTACCTCTTATTTTTGTTGTATAAAAATTATCAATATTTAATTCTAATTCACATCCTTTACATATTTTTGTTTCCATTATCTATATATTACAATTACTATTCTTCCTTTACAATTACTATATAAAATTATATTCCTAATTTATTTAATTGTATCCCCCTTACCAATTCCTTTCCTAAAGAATAGTCAATTCTTGATTTTCCATCAATCACAAAGACTTCACCACCTCTGATTATATCACCACATTGGTCTAAAAGAAAATACCATTCCTTTGAATATAATTGAGACTCACCATCTAAACAATTTGGATATGAGTAGGGTTTCTGATATAACTTAAGTGTATAAACACATTCTAATTGATCTATCACTATAGGATTGGATAATTCTATATCCAATCTATCTAGTTTATCGATTTTGTTATAAATTAAATTATAAATCTCTTGACCTATCATTATTCATTATATATTAAAATAATTTAATGGTTTTTTGGATATTGTGGTTTTTTTATGTATATTTGTAATATCAAATTAAAAGACAATGAAAAAGTATAACAAACTAACTGAATCGATGATGGTGAGTCTAGAAGAAATCATTAAACAAGATGGTGGTCAATCTTTATTAAATCGTATAAAAGAAATGCAAAAACTTGTTTATGATCGTAATATTGAAAATAAAAAAGAAATAACTGATGAGATGTTAGATTATGTAGATAAATATATTAACGAAAACTGGTTTACCTTATGAAAACTTCAAGAATTAAATATCTTAAAATTATACAAGATTCTTACAAGAAAGGAATGATTACAAAAAAGAAATGGAAACAAGAGCGTAAAGAATGTCGAGAAAGACCAAAATCTTCGATTTAAGACATCTAAACCTAGTGGATAATGTGTAACTCCAAAACAAGAACTAAATTGATTAAAATTAACTAATCTGTCTCATATATTCATAGGTTCTATGTTTAATAAAAACATCCAGAATATCTTGAACCTTTAAACTTTCTAAATCGATGGAATGGATTAAATCATCCTTATAATAACATTTAATTGATTGACCAACCTCTGTTCTATATCCTTGTTCTAACCACCAATCTAACTCATTCCACCTAGGATTATGTCTCTTTATTCGATTATTTATAAATGTACATACGGGTTTTAAGTTTGTCCAATTAGTTAATTGTTTTAACTCTTCCTCATTGGTAGCTGTTGATATTGGAACGATGTGATCTAAAGTCCAATTATGAAAAGGTTTTGATACACCACCTTTAGTTGATTGTCTATTTTCCCAAGTCATCCAAGGTTCAAATTGATCTTCAATCTTTTTTCTAAATTCTGAGTGTTCTAAACCAACTAATTTAACATATAGATTATATCCACATTCAAGGAATATACTTGGAATTATTCTATAATGATTTCTCATTGCTGCAAATTTATCAGTTTGTCTTTCTTTTAAGAGTCTAGACACATACTTTCTTTTATTTCTTGCATTAGAGTTGTATCTAATTTCAATTCTACATTTTCTACAAGTTGATAATTGTTTCCCATTTACAAAGGCAAAACAATCTTGTTCCTTTTCTAGTTGACATCTATAGCAAATTTTCATTTTTATTTGTTATTTTTTAAGAACCTTTCTTGAATTATTTCAAGCAGTTCTTTAGAGGCTCGAATATCTGAAATACTCGAGTGAGCTTTAACAAGTGGTTTACCTGATAAAGTTAAATAAATATCTTTTAGCTTAAGTGACTTAAATAGTGATTGTGTCAATTCATAGACATCTAGTATTTCAAAGTCTGGTAAAAGATAATCTTTATTACATTTTAATAATTCGACCTGTAATAGTGGTAGGTCATAACTCTTAATGTTATATCCACATACACACTTACATTCAGAGAATAGTTTATAGATTTGTTCAGCAATATCACTAAATGTTTGACAATCTTTAACATCATTGTCTCTTATTCCATGAACTCTACTAGCTCCTTCTGGAATATTCATTTCAGGATTTAATCTAATAACCTTTTCATTACCTCTGTATATTATTCCGATTTCTACTATTCTGTCTCTATAAACTGATAAACCAGTTGTTTCTAAGTCGAAATATAATATATGATCATTCATATAATATATATTAAGTTAAAAAGCTTAATTTTCAAGAGGTGGATTGTTTATGTCAGCATCTTTCAAGGCTTTCTTTTCTAGCCATTTTAATCTATAATATTCATTTATTCTTGCCTTATTCCTCTTATAATATTCAGAGCTTCTTTTCCTATTCCTAGCCTTGGCTTCTTCTGTCTGATTATATTTGGCATAATATTTCCTTCTATATTCTCTTTGTTCTTCCTTATTAAGCTCCTGATATTGCTTCATGTAAGCTAATAGATGTTCTTTATTCTCTTGATAGTATGTTCTTTTTTCTTCTTTTCTGTCCATTTTTTGAATTATTTTGTAAAGGGCTGAATCCTTTTTAATATATATCATATAAAAAATACGTGATAAAAAATAAATTAAAATAATAAAATGACAAAAGAAGAACTAGAAACAGTGCAAATTTATATCAAGGATATGATTATGAATCGTGATATATCAGAATTTATATCATTTAAAGACGAAAAATATATTGTTGATTTTAGAATATATCTAGAACTATGTAAATGGGATTTAAAAAACTCTATCTATCTTAAATGAATTTAATATATTCAGAAGAAGATTACATTTTTAATGATGTTGATAAGATAATATTTAATCATGAATTAAAATCCTTTAGACAGTTATATTTAATGATTATATCCGGAGAATTTAAAAGGTTAGATAATGAAAAACTATATCTATATATTATTGGACAAAATAGAGACCAAAAAATGAATCAAATACTTAAATGACCTACCAATACACAGATTAAATACGTGATAAAAATTAAAATATAAAATGGAAAATAATATAATAGAAAATGAAATTGGTAAATTGGTTGACTTTATTATCCATAGAGTTGAAAATGTGAAAGATTGTGAAATCTCAGAACCTGAAAAAGATATCGTTAAGCTATACAGAAAACATTTTTGGAAGGAAAGTAGATTGACCCAATGTGATAAGTTGCTAAAACCACTAGATAAAAATTAAATAAGATATTGGGAAGCATCGGAAAATTAACCACTAACTTAAGACCTTCAAAAAATCGAAGTTATAATAAAAAGAGTGATGAAGAAGATAGGATTGAAAGTCTTGGATATACTTATCATTGGGAGTTTACATACACATTAGGAATCTATAAAGTTTGGATAAAACACCACGATGAATATATCTTCAATTCAGAAACTAATGTTATTGATATAATGGGTAGAATTGAAGACCATCAAAAATTAATAAATTTGTAAAATGAAATATCAAAAACTATTAGAAAAACATGATAGGTTAAATGAAGAACTCCATTTAACAGCAAAAAAATTATTCATTAAAAGAGTCGAGGATTTTGGTTTCAAATATTCTGATTATCGTGAAGGATATCGTGAAGGATATAAGGTAACAGGAAAAATAGAATTTGAAATAATTGGAAATGATAATACTAATTGGTTTAAGGAATTAAGCTATTTAGTCGAACAGTTAAATGAAATACCTCATTCAAACCGTCATAGATTTAATGAACAACCAAGTGTTTCAGAAATAAGGGATGAGAATATAAAAGAAGTTTTAAAATGACCTACCAATACAAAGATTATAATACATTCATATCAATTGCTGATTGCTATTACCAAGATTGGTTATCATTTAGTTTTAAAAAGACGAAACTACATTCCCAATTATATTTTGAGACCATTACTTCAGATTTTCGTGGAGCTCGTGAAGATAAACCGATAGTTGTGAATTGTGATGATGAACATCATTGGGTTATTGCTCATAATAAAATAATGGAGAATAATGTCTGAAATTCAAAATGATATAAAAATAGACGTTCCCTATCTAATTGAATTTGTGGAACGTATAGAATCACGTGTCCCAGACATCGTTTTAAAATATCCACACTTATCGAAGTATGGTTGGTTACTAGTCTCTAGAGAAGAGTTATTCGTTGAATTGCAAAATATAGCTAATCAATTCGTCCACAATAGTAAAGTTAATAAGATATATTGTAAGAATCAACATTGTCCATCTTGTACACATTGTAAGAATAATCAATTTATGTATATGTGGAAAGAGATAAAAAAGAAATATAACTACTATCAAGAACATGGATATAAAGAAGTTGGTCCAGCTCAAGATGTTGTTGCGTGTTCAAGATGTCACAATAATATTCCTTTTTCAATATCTAACTTTTCAAGTGATGAGTGTTTTATATGTTTATTTGAGGGAGCCACACCATCTAACAACCAGGGTGATGAGTCAAAAGTTTGTAAAATATGTAATGTCAATCCAAAATATCAGACAGGTTCTATATGTAAACAGTGTCATAATATTAAAGCTTTAATTAATAAGGACCCAACTAAAATCGGGATTGGTAATCACCATTTTATTCCTAAAAAATGTTTAGACTGTGGTGGTGTTACTCGTAGAAATAGTATTGGAAAGTATATGATAAGATGTGAACCCTGTGGTAAAATGCATTTAGAGAAATCAAAAACATATAGGAAGAAGGGATGAATCATAAAATTGATAGACTTATTTTTGGATGTCCTGTTAAATATATTGGTATTTATAATGGTGGGAATAAAATTGTGGATGAAATGATAGATAGACATTCATCAAGGAAAATATTATTAGAGAATGAGATAAAAATGTATTATGTTGAGAATTTAAGTAATCACTTAAAAACTAATGTGGTTCTTGGTTCTTTTTTTGTTGATGAGGGAATATCCCTATATTATGGTCCTGGATTTATAGAAAGAACTAGAGACCATAAAATTAATGAAATATTAAAATGAATTATCGTGAAATATCACCTTCCTCGTCTGAAGTTGCTTCAGATTGCTCTACATCCAATTTCCTATCTCTGTGAGTCATTATACTGTTAAAACCTGCAAAACCAAGCCACAGAGCTGTAATCTCTACAAAATCCCAGGCTTCCATTGTTCTGATATTCATAATCATATAGATAGCGGTCATTGTTAAGAAGAAAACAAATATTATGAACCTTTCAATTTTCTTGGAAGAGAATCTTGACTTCTCACTAGAGAAGGTTAGTAATAACTCCTTCCTGATGTTTATATTCCCAACTGATATCGGCTTCTTTTTTGGTAGAGCCATTCGTGGTTAATCTTTTTTTTTTGAAATCTCCAAAGTTAAGGATTTTATCTCCTTCGTTAAATCAAGCATTGTTTGTCTTAACTCATCAAATCTATCAGACATATTTTCATGTTTATTATTATGGTCATTTCTAAGTACTTCAACTTCTGAACGATTATTCTGAACCATATCTTCAACCCTTTTAAGGTCCTTTTTAAGCTCTTTAATACCGTCTAATGCTTCTTTAAGGAAATAACCTAAAACAGACATTACAACTCCACCAATCCAATAAAACAACTGCATATCAATCATCATATTTTTTTATTTTTCTTTTAGTATTTCTTCAATTTTAATCATTCTCATTTTTTGTATGAATAAATCTTTCTTTTTTAATTCCATCCAATTCATTAAATCAGCATCATATACTAAATGTTTCATATCACCATTAGAAAGTCTTGATCTTTCCAAACAGAATTCAGCAAAGGAAACTAAATCCCACTCTGTGAATTCTGGATTATTTCTAACTCTATCACCTAATTGAAACATATTATTCATCATTCTTCCACGTCTTATTTTTTCTAGAGTAGTCTTTCTTGGTTTTATGTCTTTGGTTTGGACGAAGTAAGAATTTAATCATTTCTTCGACCCTTCTTTTCAATTTCTTCTTTTTCATTAGTGACAATTAGTACAATCCTCATCCCCAAAATAAAAATTACCATATCTAGTTTGGGTTGTTCTAGATGGATCTTGATTATAGTTATCAACAAGTGGGAATAGATTTGAATTATCACATAGGTAGTTTATAATTCTTTGAGCATAATAATCATAGATTGATTTAGCTCTTTCTTCTAATCCATTAACTTCTTTTTCAGATGAATTTTCAATGTTACTATTTAGAGTCTTAACTATTCCTGCTCCACGAACTTGATTAGCTATCCAAGGAATAGATCTATATAAAGCTGAATAAGCAAGAGCTGGTCTTATAAGGTCTAATAAAGCTGTTTCATTAGCTGATAGATCATCATTAGTAACTCCTTGAACTAATCTATCATATTGAGCCTTACCAATTAAACTTCTGATATCAACATCTTCAGCAATATTCATAAATGGTCTTATCAACTTAACATCTACAAATTCACCAATTGGTGTGTATTCTATTATCCATTCATAATTTATGAGATATGTTTGAGCTGCCATTATTTAACTTGATTATTTTGATCTGATAATGAGTCCCAAGGTTTTTTAACTTCAAATTCTATTTTACCTTCGAACCCATTTAATTTTAATAGTGTATTGAATGTTTTTTCTAACATTCTTTTATTTGGAAGAATTATCTGATTGAAATATATTGACCATGCAACATCTAATTCAGCAGATCCTAATTTACCTGCAACTTGGACACCGAAAATTTCAGGACTTGTTATACCATGAGCTGTTAATATACTTTGAGTTGTCTTATCTTGTAAAGCTAGATATTGATCTGATAAGTTCTTAACTTCTATAGGTTGGAATTCAGGTTTAATATCACCTCTCTTAAAGAATAGGGCAATCTTTCTACCAATCCCACCAAATTGATTTTCAATATTTCTACCAATTTTCATTTTCTCTTCTTGACTCTCAGGCTCTTCCATTGTAATCATAATACTTGGAGAGAATCCATTTTGAATGGAATTGATATTATATTTTGAAATAAATGTGGTTGCTTCAATATCTAATATACCTCCATAATATTGGGGTCTTCCAAAGTAATCAAGATATGGCCAAGATGTCTTAACCATCATCATTTGATTATGTGAGAATCCCCATGACTCTAATTCTGTTTCACTAACTCCATTTGGACTATGAGCAAGAGGATCGAAAGCTTCAATCTCAATTTTCTTTGAGTTTGATCTTGTAAAATCCTCAGAATACATATAATAAGGAATTTGTCCCCATTCATTCTTTGGACCAGGTCTAACCTTTGTCCATGGGTGATATTTATAACCAGCAATTCTTGAAAAATCACGACTCCAGATAATCTCTAAATAATAATTTCCAGATATTTCTAAATCAATAGCAATTTGACCTTTAACAATATCAAGATCATCATAATAACCATTTTCCATAAATGAATTTAATATGATAGATTGTCCTGAACTAGCAGTTAATATCCATTCTGAATATGGAACTCCATCTATTAAAATATCACCACCAGCAACTAGATTAGCTTTTGATAAGACTATTCTATTATGTAAAGAAGATTCATTTAAATAATTAACTAATTTCCAAGGATATCTTGGATCATCGTAGTCAACATATTCATTTCTAACTATTCTTTCAGATAGAACTGGAATCTCAAATTTTGCAAACTCCATAGCTTCTGAAGCACTTGGAACTTTTAATTTAACAGTTTCTGTCTTTGGAGTTTCTTTTGATAAGTTATATCCTAATATTTTCATCTTTAATTTATAATTTGTAGATAACCAGTCTCTAATACTAAGACTAATTCATCTATATCTATTCCAGGTATTGTACAATCTTGTTGATATATTTTATATTTCCACCAACCAATATCAGATTGTGTAAAGTATAAAATCCCATTTAAAAGATTTTCACTTGCAGTTGTCCCAACTATATTAACTTCAAACATATTGATACGATCAACAAAAGGTGAAACATCATCTGATGGGATAAACCATTTTTCTTTTCTAGTTAATTCATTCTTAATGTGGAAGACAGCAATTGAACAAGTTGTACCGCAACTCAGATTCTCATTTACTGTTACAGATAAAGTCTGTGATTGTGTTATACCTAGTTCAAGATGTATCATAATTATAATTAGAAAAAGTCCAGTTTTTGTTTCTAAAAATAGAAATACCCACCTTTCCAGATGGGTATTTCTATTTAATTCTAAGTCCTTTATTCCAAGGAACTTTACCTTTTCTAGAATTCGACATTTTCTCCCTAGCCTCTTCCGATATTTCTTTACCCTTATTCCAAGGAACTGATCCCTTTTCAAACATCTTTCCATTTTTATGTCCTTTAATACCCTTCTTAGAATCTGACATCTTTTTCTTAGTCTCGTCACTTTTACTTATACCTTTAGCCCAAGAAACTTGACCTTTATTAGATTCTGATAATTTTCTTCTGTGTTCTGGTGTTATAATTCTACCACTTTCACCTTCTCCACCATTTGTATAATTAACCAGAGGACCCAATCCTAAATCAAATCTTCCAATTCTAGAAATCCAATATTTTTCCAATTCGAATGATCTTTCTTCTGTTAAGTTTTCTTCAAGGAGTATAATATCAAATCCATATTTATTAACTATATTTTTCCAATATGAACTTCTATTTGATCTATTAAAGGCTCTTCTACCCTTTCCTTTACCAACATAAAATGGTTCTCCATTTGTAAGTTTAATGTGTAGGTATACGTAATAATTCATTAGATTATATATTAAATAAAAATACCCAGGTTTTTATACCCAGGTATTTTTATTTAATGTTATTGTATTACTGAGCAGCTGCAGCAATTGCGGCTCCCAATACTGGGTCTACAGGGAAACCTCTTTCAGCTTCTTCAGATAGAATTGTTATGGTATAACCATTCTGATCCGTTTTTTGAGTTCCAGTTGAGCTAACGTTGGTAGTTACGTAAGCACCATCGGTACTTCCATATAACCAGTATGATCCGTTTGTGTGTTTAGCTATATAAGCTATAACAGCTTGATCTAAGAGCATTAACTCGTCTCTCTTTGTTTTTTCGATCTTATCAAGTACGATTGTAGCAGTCTGAGAATAGAAAGCAGATCCAGTATTTAGATCCTTTGTCAAATCTTCAGCAACAGAAGCTGTGTTTCTTCTGAATGAGTATTCGAAGAATGATGCAGTAACACCAGCAGTTAATATTGAGGAAACAGTTCCCCCAGTAAATGTGACGGTTGTTAGGTCATCATAGTTGATCAAATAAAATTCAGAAACACCGCCTGGGTTGGAAGTACAAGAAGTACCATTAAGACCAGATGTAATTTGTTCGCAAGGTGTAATTGGCATTTTTTATTTTTATTTTTTTTAGGTCTAGTGGGGACCTGACCATTTCAGAATCCCCTAGTTAGACCTTATTTTTTAGTAGTATAGAACGGTTTCAGCACCAACTTTAATAGCGACACCGAATTTCCATCTTGCTACAATTCTGTAAGCATTTTCTCCAAGAGTTGCCATTGTATCAATAACAGAAACTTGGTTCATATCACCCATCAAGTCAACACCGATAGCAATGTTATCAACAGCTGTTGCGAACATCTTACCTGCAGGCATGTAAGGAGCAGCAACTAGTGGGATACCAGCGTATCTTAGTTCTTTTAGGCTTGCTGAATCTAAACCATAAGCTAGGTTACCCTGAGCGATGATATAAGCGTCAACAATATTCTGAGCTGCGTATATCTTCCAAACTTTACCAGAAGATTTAACAGTGTCAGCCATAGCTAGATAAACTCTTCCAAGTTCACCAGCAACGTTAGTGGTTGTGATTGATGCAGTTGCAGAAACGTCAACAACAGTTGCGTCAGCAAGAGCTTGGACTAGGATACCATCACACTCACCTAGGTAAGAACCTGAGTAGGTAGCAGAGTTACCATTCCAAAGAACGTTTTGCATCTTGTTTCCAATTTGACCTGATAGTTCACCTAAGATGAAGTTAGCAAAGTCTTGTGGAGCAGGCTCGTTATTTGATCCAGCTCTCAATCTATTTGATAGGTAAGTTGGTTCAACTTCTGATCTGCATATTTTTTCGTTAACTTTGAACGCGCAAACTTCTAAGTTTACAGGATCAAGTGTAATAGATCCAGTTGCTCCGAATTCACATGAATCAGGAATAACGTGACCGGCCAAAGTAACTCTTGGAATTCTCAATGTATTCTGCTGTGAATCATAGATCTGAAACTCAGAGAGCAAGGAATTGTTAAAAAGAGCTGCGGAAAAATAATCAAAACTATCTTTTCCGTTAAATGTAATATTACTTATTAAAGGCATTTTTTCTTTTTATTTTTTTTAGAGCTTACCCTGCTCTTTATAGGACTGTTTCAACATTTCAGAGAAACTAGATTTTTTTACTTCACTTACAATTTTCTTAACTTCGGACTTCTTAAATAAGAATGAAGGAGCACCAGGTGCTTTCATTTTAACTTCTTCTAGTTCCTTAGATAACTTTTCATTCTCTTCACTCTTCTCATTCAACTTTAGCTCAAGAGCATCAACTCTAGAACTTAATTGAGAAATGATTTGTGTGAATTCTTCTTTTGATAGGAATTCAGTTTTTACTTCATCATTTGGTGTTTCAGCTTCTGCTTGAACATCTTCAACAACTTCTGCTTTTTTAATTTCAATAACAACACCTTCCTTAACAACAACTGCATTACCTTGAGCATCAGTGTATTCGCCATCAGGTGCAATTTCAGTCATTGCCTCATCAACGAATATCTTAACTCCAACGTCAACTGTATCCCCTTCCCAGTAGATCTGAGCTTTATCAGTATCAGCTGCTCCGAGGTTTTCAGTCTCTAAATTTTCATTAGGTTTTTCCATATTAAATTTATCTTTTATCTTTACTGAGCTTTTATCTATTTCAACTGAGAATCCGTTAACGACCCCACTCTTAATAAACTTTTCCCAATAATCTTTATCAGTAATTTGCATAGTTCCCATCCACGTTCCTTCGGCAAGATTAAACCCATACAAATTTGATTTATCATTTTTTGGATCTTTAATTATCCAGTCTTCCATTAGAAAAGCTGGTGCTTTTGTATCACTGTGTTCAACATTAATAGAAAAAACATCATTACCTCTCTTAAAGGTCATTATACCCTTCTCAATGGTTTCCTTTGTGAATACAACATAACCATCTAGATCTTTTCTATAGATCTCAATATCAGGAATTAGAATAGGTCCAGTAACTCTCATCTTTTCCTCATCAACTGAGAATTTAATTGGAGCTTCATTTGAGAAGGCAACGAAGTTAACTTCTATTGCTGGTTCTTCAACATGGGAAATTCTAAATATTCCTTTTCCCTCATTTTCATCAATGTCAAATAAGTATATCTTCTTCATTCAATAGTACTTAGAAAAAAGTCGAAAAAATTCAACTATTTACTAAAAATAATTGAAAATAAATTATCCAGGTGTTATAGTTGCCTCAGAAACTGAGGTTCTATTGGAGTTTAGACGTGCCTCAATATCTATTACTGAAACAACAGGTCTGATAATTTGACCTTGTCCATTAGCTCCCTCTTCTCCGAATATTGGATTAACTCCTGCAGCTTGTCCAGTTGTCGGAACCAATGGGGTTGTTGCGTTACTTGGAGCAGATGATAGAGATCCAGATCCTGAATCACCACCAACAGAACCACCACCTCCACCACCAACTGAACTAGCAATTGAATTAGCTTGTTTATAAGCATCCTTAGCTTTCTTAATTGCAAGTCCTACTGTAGCAAGGTTAGCGGCTAATGTTAAAGCAAATGATATTGGGTCAGTCTTACTCACAGCTGCGATAGCTGATGATATACCAACAGCTGATGATAACAAAACCTGAGCAAGAGCCGCATTAGCTTCTTGTTTAATTCTCTTCTTTTCTAATTCTTGGTTCTTCTTAGTAATCTCATTTCTAGCTCCTTGAAAATCCTTATCCAATTGAGCAATTGCGGCAGCTCTTTTCTGTTCATCTTGAATTGAAGCTTCTATTAATTCCTTTCTCTTATTATAATCCTCTTCTATACTTTGCGATTGTAAATCATTCTCAATTTGTTGTGATTGAATTTGTTGTGATTGGAAACTAGAAACAATATTAACTAACTCTTGAGCTTGAGCAGCTCTTTTCTCAATCTCTTCATTAACCAATTCTGCTCTATCATCTTGGCCTTGCTTTTTAATGTTGGTAATCTTAGTTTCATATTCAGATTCTAACCTCTCCTCTTCCTTTTTAGCAGCTACCTTTTCTTCTTTTGTGGATTGCTCATTTGCTTGAATATCTTTCTGAATCTGAATCAAATCATCTTTCTGTTTAGTTAAAAGACCCAATTCTTTCTGAAGATTTTGGTCTAATAAATCCAACCTTCCCAATATTCCAATTCCTTGAATGGAATCATTTAGAATATCTTCCCTCTCAGTTTTAATAGCATCAGCTTGGTCTTTACTAGATGAAATAACTAATTCAGATTGTTCTTTAGTTAAATCTTGTAAGTTCTTAGCTCTCTCCTCATTTAATTTAGCAATATCCTGAATGTATTTAGCTTCTAATATTGCTTTTTGTTCCGCTGTTATACCTATTGCTGATATAGCAGCATCCTTCTCTTTAGTTATAAACTCTAAATTCTGGTCATAACTCTTCTCTTCATATTCTCTCTTAATTTCAAATTTCTCTTGTTCAGTTTCAGCAACTCTTAAAAGAGCAGCTTCCTCATTTTGAGTCTGAAGAGTTAGGAGTTCTTGTCCTAATTTTCTAGCTTCATCTAATGATTTTTGTCTAAATGTTTCCTCTTCAACAAATTGTTTAGCTTTAATTCTTTCTCTAAGAGCTTCCTCTTCAATAGAATTACCCTTTATAGCATCAAGATCTTTTTGATATTTATTTTTTATACCCTCAAGAGCATCGTCATTATATTTTTCCTCTAGTTGAGCAATAGTATCTCTATACTTCTTTTCTTCCTCTAATTTCTTTTCTCTTCTTTCTCTAGCTTTCTCATCAGATTCTTTCTGTTTATCATCAATTTCTTTTTGAGCATTAGCTTGAATTAAAGCAGTTTGGAAAGCTGCATCTTCTGAAACAGCTGTAAGTTCAGCAAGTCTTTCTCTTTGATCGGCATTTAATTTACCCTGAGCAATTGCAATTTCATTCAAAAGAGCAATCTCTGAATCAGCAGTTTGTTTAATGACTGCTTGTTTTTCTAATTCTATTTTAGTTGTGTCTTGACCAGCAGCTTTAGCAAGTTCAATTTCTCTATCATATCTTTTGGTAATAGATTCTAATTCCTTATCATTAGCTGCTTTAACTTTCTCAGCTTTGACATCAGCTTCAGATCCAACTAGTCCTAAAGCAGATAGGAGTGGTCTAAATTTATCCACAAGAGCATCAACTGCTTCTCCGATAGATGTGAATATCTTTCCAACAAATCCACCTGACTCTTTTAATTCATCAAAATTAGATATTAAAGAAGTTACTCCAATAACCAAAGCTCCAATACCAGTTGATAGAATAGCTTTTCCTAATCCTTTAAATCCTGTAGTAACTCCAGATAATCCAGATTTGAAACTATCAAAATTAAGATCCTTAATTCCAGATCCTAATTGTTTAAATCCATCAATCATTCCTTTTAATGGACTAGTGAACTGATCTTTAATAACCGATCCTAAACCCTTAACAGCAGTCGATATCTTCCCAAAGTCTAGGTTCTTTATACCATCTCCTAAAAGGACAAATGAATTCTTAGCTCTTTCAACTCCAGATCCAACAGATAGTTTTAAAGCATCTGTTAAGTCTTCAGTTCTGTCTTTAGCAACTGCTAATTTAACTGAAACATCTCCAATAGCTTGTTCCAATTGAACATATCTTTCAGAACCAACTTCTGTATTTTCAAATTCAGCTGTTAGATTTATTAATTCTTTTCTTAAAGAAGCAACAGAATTGGTTGTGTTTGTTATAACCTCAACTGGAGCTGGATCTATTTTTGGAGATATATCTGTATTTGATAAATCTTCTCCAACCTTTTTACCTTCTTTTAAATCCTTAATAAGATCTTGAATTTGGTCTCTGTTAGTATTAACATCTAATTTAATAACAGAATCATCCTGTACTTCATTGATTGATTGATTTAAATTATCAATGTTTGTAGTTGCCTCAGTTGTATTTGCATTAACTGTTATATCTACAGGTGCTTTTAACTCTTCTGTTTTTACAACTGTATCATCTATCTTTTGATTAGCTTCTTCATTATCAACATTAATTATTAGAGGACTTTCTAAATCCGACTTAAGAGCATCAACTTCAGATTTAGTAGACGCTAAAATATCAGTCACCTCATCATTATTTGCTGTTATTTCTACATCAACCTTAACATCAGAAACATCTTGTATCCCCTCAATTGTTTTATTTAAATCATCGACATTCTGAATTGCTTCGGTTGTGTCTGCATTAACAGAAACATCCAAACTAATATCTGATTCTGTTTTAATCTGATCAATTGATTGATTCAAACTGTCTATGTTTTGAACAGCTTGATCAGTATTTGTTTCGATATCAACATTAACTTTAATATCCGGAGTTGTTTCGATTCCAGATATTTCTCCATTAAGTTTTTCAATATCTGAAATTGCTTCAGAAGTATCAGAATTTACTCGAATGTCTACATTAACATCTGATTCGTTTATTTCAGCAATTGATTGATTTAAAATATCAATATTTGCATCAGCTTCAGTTGTATTAGCATCAACATTTATGTCAACGACTGTTGAATTTAATTCTTCAGCTTTAACAGTTGTGTCCTTAATACTTTGATTGGCTTCAGAATTATTTACAACAACATCAACCTCAATATCAGAAGAGTCTAATATCTCTTGGTTAAGAGATTCAATATTTGTTGTTGCATCAGTTGTATTAGCTTCAACTTGAATATCTACACTTGTATCCCCTAATTCTTTTATTTTAGATGAAGTCTCTTGAATTTTTTCATCTGCTTCTTTAGTATCAACATTAATAACAATACTTGTTTCAAGTGCTTTTTTAAGTTTATTGATCTCCTCAGTTATTGCCTTAAAATCTTCAGATGTCTGATCTAATCCAGATGCTTGAGTACTTAACTCCTCTATTTTAGAATTAATTTCATTGAGAGTTAGGATACTTTCCTGACCCTCTAGTATTACTTTAATTCTTATATTTTCAGCCATTAGTTATATTTTATTTTAGTTTCATTTGTAATGGAATAGACTTTTAACAATTCATTTGATAGATATTCAGCATCTCTCAACAAATAAATTGTATCCAGTTTTATACCTTTACATAATTGTGGGAATAGGATAAATGCAGCTTGCATTTTTAAATCCATTTCCTTTAATTGCCTTTCAAATTCTTCACCCATTTTTTATTACTCATTTCGAAACTCAAGTGCATAAACACCCAGTTTGCATTTTGTTTTAGGACTTCTTCAGTCTTTGTAATATCTCCCACACTTAAATAATAAATCATTTTTACCCATCCTAACATCTTTCTTTCTTTTAACGTTTGTTCTTCTTCCTTTGCATCTTGTTCATTGTTCCTTATATCATCTTCATCTTCTTCTACAGGATTAAAGACCCCTTCGTAGATCTCAATAACTCGGTCACGATGAGAGAAAAAAAAACCGACCCACCCCATAGATCCTGTATTGACATGTTTTTCAACATAAAAGGTGCCCATTGTTTAATATCCTCTGAGTCATAATCCTTAATTTTATAACCAACTAAGCTTTTTTCCTTGATTGGTCTCCATAAAAGAGCTGCTAATTTATGTTTTTGTGTTTCAAATTCCATTGAATAAGAATCCAAATCAATCCACTCTCCTAAAGTTAGGAGTTCTAAATCTGTTACAAATCCGAATTCCTGTCCTTCTATAGTTATAACTCTATTAAAATGAGCTTTAGGGGGAGTGTTTGCCCATTTAAGACCATCCATAATCTCCCTTAATTCTATTCCAGACATTGATTTAATAACATCTGGTGTTGTGTCTAATAGAACACATAAGTATTCTATTTCTTTTTCTTCCTTATCTACTATATCAGATAATCCAATTAGATCGTTATATTGATCGATCGTTATATCATACCAACTTTTAGGCTTCTTCATATTAATAATTAGAATATTGGACGATCTTGTTTTTAATATGGTGCGTTCACGTAAGTCAAGATAACTACATCACCTGATGCAATATTACCAGCTCCACTTGAATAGAAGAACGTTTGTAATCCATTACCACGTACTATTGAATAATTTAATGGCCATGAGTTAGATATACCTGGATCAGCTAATTGTGTTACTGTGCAAGCATATGTTGTGAATGGAGTTGCCCAATCTAATTGAAATAGTAATTGACCACCTGCAACAACACCACCAGTTGCCAATAATTTAATTTGACCACCCATAGGATTTCCTAACATAGTAACTGTTAAGTTAGTTGCAACTGAAGAAATAGTTCCTATTGTAGGATAGTAATATTCAACAGGTGATGAATAGATTATTCCAGATGTTGGAGTTGAATTTGTATATGAATTTAAATTCAAGAACATATTGTTATTAGCGTTCTCAATGTTTACATCTGATCCAAATACAAAAGATCCAGATGATGTTCCAATTGATAAAGAATTACCACTATCTGTGTTTAATAAGAAGTTATTATTGGAATTTATAAGATCAACAGGTCCTAATCCCCATGCAAAGTTACCATCAGAATCTAAAGCTCCTCTAACTCCGGATGTGAAGAAGTTATGATTAGAATTATTTAATTCAAAAGGTCCTGCTGCCTGACCAAAGACAGCATTCCAGGAGGAACCATTTTGTAAAATATGGGCTGATCCAAATACAAAGTTAATTGGTGAGTTATTTAAAATATTACTACCACCAAGTACATATGAGTAACTTGAGTTTGTAACTGTATTAGCACCAATACCAGCCTGACCTAATATAATTGTATCGTTACCCAGGTCAAAAAGTAGGTTACCAACTTGATTACCTGTATTTAAAACTTGTTCTAAATCTGGGAATGATCCAAGTCCTGGAATCCCAGAGAATGTAAATGTTGAGTCGAAGTAAACAGCATTTGATTGTGTTGCATTAATACCATTACCGAAGATGTAAGCATTTTCAACACCATCAGATACTGTTGAATTAGTTCCGAATATAAATATATTGGAAGTAGTTGCTCCAATTCTTAATCCTGATCCGAAAGCTGAAACGTTTCTAGATGCAGTTCCAATTGTAATATCTGATCCATTAATTAAATAGTTTGTTGAACCAAATTCTACTCTACTATCCTCACCAATAATAATACCAGTATCTGAAATATCACCAACTGTAATATTTCTACCAACTGCTATTGAATTAAATCTTCCAACACTCGGAAGTAATCCACCTGTTGTAACCTCTACTTGTTCAAGTGGTGGAAGTATTCCATTTGATGGAGCTTCTTTAACTTTAATAAATTGACATTGAACTGAATCATTTAAAAGAGGATCATAATCATTAATAGATTGTAATCTGTATAGATTATTATAAATATAATAGAGTCTTCTAAAGCTTAGATTAGATATATCATATGAATTCAATTTCATATAACATTTCAATAATTTAGTAGATGGGTCTGTTATTTCATTATAATAATTTTCATAATACCTTTTAAACAAAGTATTAGAACTTACCTTAAACAAATAATTTTGTCCATAGTAATACTTTGGCATTATATTAAAGTTAAGATCTAATGTAGCATTTTCTGGATTATCAAAGTGCCCAGCATATCCATACATTGGAAGATTATAAACATCAGATGTTGAAACACCATTTATAGTAAAGTTAGTTACATATCTCAATCCAGTCCAATAGAATATTCTAGGTTTAAACTGTTCTATTTTATTAAAAGATGTGTCTTTAACTATGGTTGGAATAATGATTCTAGCTGAATCATTATTCCTATCAACTAATAGTGTTTGAGAAAACCCAACTTTAGTTACTTGAGTTGTATTATTGAAATCTGTCTCTTGTGATGTTTCATAATATCCATAAGATATTTGTTGCTGATCTTTAAAGTCTTTGTTGAAATAATCACCATCATCAGTATATGTATATTGATTGTTTCTTGGAACGTTTGGTGATATTGGAGTTATCTCATAGTCTCTAGATAAATCAACTTTTAAAGTCCAATCCTTTGCATCAGAATCCAATCTATAGTAATCATTAAATGGTTCAATAATTAATGTTCTATCATTGTTTTTATCTGGTTCCACATATAAATTAAACATTGATATAAGACTTGTTAAAAAGTCTTTACATGTCATGTCACTAACGTATTCTACTAAATTAAAATCATCTGGTGTTAGATTGTATCCCCTTGTGATTGTATTAGGAACTTCAGCTCCTCCATCTGTAAATCTATCATATTTAACCTTTATATAATCACCTGGATTAAGTGTAAATGTTGGGGATACAGATGTTACCTTGACTGAATACCATGTAATTCCAGATAAAGGAGAAACACCTATGTTTATTGATGATGGTAAATCTAAAATAGTTGTTACAGATGGTGTTCCAACTATTTGATTATTAGAATCATATTGACCCCAAGTTATTTGCAATAGACATGGTTGTGATCCAGAATTGAATGGTACTGTATCATCATATAAAAAAGACTCTAGAGTGAATTGTGTTGTAGTTAAAGTTGCAAATGATTTTGACCTTATTTCATTTGTTCTAAATATATATACGGAAGTAGGATCGTCTGTATAATCAGACCAAATCATATTTACTTGTGGCTTAGCCTTACCTAAAACAACTAATCTTTTAAAGAATTCAGATCCAAAGAATTCTGAATCATATTGAAATCCTATCGTTGAGAATATCTTATCTACTAATGTCTTAGCATATATGTTTGGTATATATTGTGATGATGCCCAATCAGTTGCCAATTGATTACCAAAATCTATTGTAGGATAAACGTATCCTTCACCATTTGAAGACCATTTTGTTAGAACTCCTGTATTAGTTGCTCCTGATTGAAATTCTAAGTTAACAACAACATATGATGCAGTAACACTGATAATTGTGTGATGTCCTTGAGATTTATTAAAGTTAACGGATGGATCATTTGGTAAATCCATTTCAAAATAAACAACATCACCAATTTGTAATGAGTGAGTTCCAATATCAAAAGCTGTAAAGTGACCAGTTGCAAATGAAGTATCAGAAACTGAATATGATGGACCAACTGTATAATTTGAATATGTTATTCCATTTTTCTGTACAACACCATTCCAAGATCCTAGTATTGTATCTCTAGTCTTATTATGATCCCATTCAGAATAGTCTAGATCACTTAATTTAAGATCCTTCTTATCACTTGTAAATAACTTTGAGAATATATCAATTAACTTTCCAGATATTTTAACATCATATGAAATATCATTCCAGTTCTCTCTATTTATATTTTCTATCTTGATATAACCATTGAATATTTCTAGTCCATCCTGGGTCACAAAAATATCCTTCTTGAGGTTTGTATTATAAGTTGAATCAGCTCCTATTTCAAACAATTGGGCAAGAATCTGATTATTATTTTTAGTTCCAGGTAATGTAATAGATTTTGAATAATCAGACTTTCTATTCTGAGGTTCTTTAATATCAATGATGTTATAAGTTAATGGAAATTGTAAATCTTCCTTTAGATTTAATTCTTTAACTTCATATCTAATAGATCTTAAAAGTGATTTGAATATTGAAATCCTATTGACTGTCTGACCGTTATAAGAGGTGAAAGAACCACCAATTAGAAGTGAGTTATCTAGGGGATATATTACGAAGACATAGGATCCAGAATTAAATTGACCTTGATAATTTGTATTTAAATTTCCAAAGTAGTCAAGAACTGCAATCTTATTTGCTGCTTGTCCATTATAAGAAGTGAATAGTCCAAAGACATATAAGAACCCTTGGTGGTTAATTATTCCATATCCAGCATTATCAAGACCTGTTCCAATATCAAATAGGTTATCTCTTGATCCGTCATTATTTAATCTAATAATTCTATTAGCTGAGACTCCATCATATTGTGTAAAACTTCCACTGACATAGATCTTACCACCATAAAACATTATGTCAAATGCTTCTGCATTGAATCCTGTTCCAACAACGAAAGATGTGTCTAATGTTCCATCAGTATTTAATCGACATATTCTATTAATATTAGTTCCGTTATAAGATGTGAAACCACCAATACAATATAGTTTATCATCAGGTCCTAATCTTAATCTTCTAGTTCCAAATGCAGCAGCAAATCCTGTTCCATAATTAAATGATGTATCAATTGTTCCATCTTCTAAGAGACAAACAATTCTATTTGCAGAAGTTCCATTATAAGTTGTGAACTGACCTCCAATATAAATTCTACCATTAGCTTCATCCAATTCAATTGAATATGCAAATGGTGTACCACCTAATAATCCTGTTCCAATATTAAATGTAGGATCAACAGAACCAGTTGCTGTTAATCTAATTATACATGATGCAGTTGTTCCATTATAAGATGTGAAACCACCACCAACATAAACTCTATCTTGAGAATCAACTTCAATATTAACTACTGCTTGTCCACCTCCAATGAATCCTGTTCCATATGAGAAAGTTGCATTGATTGTACCATCTGGATTAATTCCAACAATTCTATTTGCTGAAACTCCATTATAAGTCGTGAAGACACCTCCAATTATTAGGGTTCCATCGGATAATTCTCCAATTGATTGCATATATGGGGAAGTTCCGTTAAATCCAGAACCTTGGAAACCATAACCAGCAGATGAAAGAAGTCCTCCATCAGCAGCTCTAACTATATTTCTAGCCCAACCAGGATTAAGTCCTGTTGATTCTCCCCATGGTAAAGCAATAACAATTGTATTAAGAGGATCAGTTAAGCAACATGAATAAGTTGGTGAGATTGCAACAACTTCCCAATCTCCAACATATTCTGGTGTCAAGGTTGGGTTATCAAATCTAATTGATAGGATGTCTCCAACTTCAACTTCGTAGTTATTTATGTTATCAACTCTTAATCCAACTAGAGCTAATTCTGTATATTCAGTATCTAATATTCTTATATCGGTGTTTGGTCTAATAAATAACTTTGTGTTCATATATTATAATTAGAATAAAGACACAATTTGTTTTTGACCCTATAAAATCAAAAAGGGACCACCATAAAATTGGGTCCCTTTTTGATTTTATAATGATAAAATATATTTTAATTTTATCCTCTTTGATTTACTCTTTCATTAGCATAGGTAAATTCAATTGTATGACTTAACATTCTATTACCAATGCCTTGTTTATTTTTAATCTCAACAGATTTATTACCAACAACAACTGGAATTTCAAAACCTGGACTTGGTCTATAATAAACTTCCTGACTTTCAAATAATTCAGCAACCCAATTATGTTCAGCAGCTGTCATCCAAGTTGATACAACTGTAACTGTTTCAAATGCTCTAGATGAATAAACACTTCTACCTCTATCTCCAATATTATAACCAAATGTATTATTAGATTGTAAAGTTGAAAGGTATCTAGACCATTCTTTCTTTTCATTTGTAATAGTTCTGGTTGATTTTAATCTGAATGTATAATTATCATATCCACCTCTCTTATTCAACCAAACTATTTGGAATGGCGTCCAAGTATTACAATCACAAAGGACTTCGTATATTTTTGGATCTGTCCTAGGTATTGATGTTACTGGAAAGTCTATAACTTGGACTGAATATGTTATTGTATCACAAGTTATAATTGGGTCTACTGCTGGCTGATTAATAATATCAACCACGACTCCATTAGTAACATAATAATTTAAATCTGCAGGTCCTGAACCAACTGATAACATAACACCTGGAGTCATATCAACATAAAATATATACCATGTTGCATCAGGATTAACATCATTACTGACATTAATTTCTATACATTGACTCATTGTTTCTCCAGTTATCCACCAAAGAGCAGCTGATTCTGAAATATAAATTGATTGTTCATCAGGAGAATTAGTTAAAAAGTTAGCAACGTTTCCACCAGTAGTGACTAACCAATCTAGAGGATCAAAATCTTCACCATATTGAATTGTTCCATTCCAAACAGATCCAGAGTAACTTGGACCATAGATAATATCAAAGCTAGATCCAGAACAATCATATGTTCCATCAGTTTCTTCTCCAAATAAAATTGAATAGGTTGCTGTTGAATTTTCACAAATTTCAAAATAGGTTGAATTCCTATCAGAAGTAACAAAATCTTCAATGACCTTATTAAATAACATTACACATTTACCATCAACTAAGTTCGGTGAGTTTTTAATTCTTGTAACATAATTTCCATTGACATAAAGATCACCAACATATTTCATTGAACAAAGAGCAGACTCTGTTGATTCTAGAACAAATGATAGGTTATCTCCATCTATAGAATAAAGTGAAGTTATTAAATCTGGTTGGGAAAGAATTGTTAGTGCCATATAAATTAATTAGAATTTATTGAGTATTTGTTTTTGAATCCAAATAGTTATGTCTTGAGTCATTGCTAATTCTAGTTCCCTTATTAAAACGGCTTTATTAGATTCAATAGTTGAATCAAAGAAAGGAAGTGGCTTTATTCCAAACTTTCCAATCTTCTTAGCAATTGGGAATGCAAATTTATCTGGTATCCCCTTTATCCTAGTCCAATTTAAGATCGATTGAATTGGTGGTTGTTTACCTGGAAGTCTTCCACCATCCACATACTTACCATAATCAATCATTTCGAACTCTAATTCTAACTCTTCATTTTGATATGTTATCTCGTATTTAAGAGAGTTAATAAGATCTCCGGTAGCTGACTTATTATTAGCAATAAGAATTCCTCTCATGGAAGATAATACATCTTCTCCCCAAGACATTAAAACCTGCTTAGTAATGATTAAATCTTTTTCTTCCATTAATATGGTTTAGCTTCTATTAAGGTTTTATCAAAGCATGTTGCTGTGTATGAAGCATTATTAGATGCTAACCTCAATTGGAGGACACCAGGTGTAGCTGAAGTTGTCAATTTTATATTCATTGTAAATGGCCTAATTACATTTGCGGCACCAATAGCTTGTAATGAAGCTTGGTCTGCAGTGGTCTGCATGTTTGTTGTGACCAATGATGAAGCAACACCCATCATTCTAATCATTGTAAATGCCGCTCCAGATGGTACTGTTATACCTAATGTAGCTTGTCCCGAGTTGTTATTACTAGACCACTCACCAATTATTCTAATGTTATAGGTAGTGCTTGCTGCTAATGAAACAGAAGCTCCAGTCACACTGACATATGAAGTTGATGTGGTTGTAAAATTACTAGTAGTTACTGCAACTATGGTTGATTCTGATCCACTAACTCCTTGGAATCCTTGATTTCCTGTAAGTCCAGATATTCCTTGATTTCCCTGAAGTCCAGATATTCCTTGGAAACCTTGAAGACCATCTATTCCATTATTTCCACTTCTTAATGGAAGTAATGATATTCCTAACTTTTCATAATCTGAGACAATATCACTTGTTGCATTTGACCCACCAATATATGTACAATTTAATAATTCAAATCCATCACCACTTGCAGTAATATCACCTGTTTCATTATTGTTTTGATAGAACCAACATTTAGAAGAATCTGTTACATCGAATATTTTAAAGTATAATCTAGAACCACCTAGCCAATTAACGATCGAATAGAAAACTGTATTAATAAAGTTAATGTCATTATTGTAAAAATCATAAGAGGAAAGTCTCCATCTTGTATTTTCAAAGAAACTATCTTTTTCAGAATCAAGATTGCGTAATCGGAAAGCATCAGTAACACTAACTCCATATTCAAGTGTCCAACCACCGACTTGACCCAATAAACCCTGTGGACCTTGTGGACCTCCAAATGTATTTTCAGTTAATAAATAACATAATTCTGAAGGTGTTGGTAATGTTCCACTCATCCACTCAACCTGTAAAGACACATATGTTGTATTAAATGTTGTACTTGTAACTTTATAAATTACCTGTGATGGTGTATTCGATACACCAGTTGAAGTTTTCCAGATATAAATAAATCCACCAGATATATTTTGCAACCAATTTGTTTGATCTACGCTATCATAATCACTTATTGAAATATATACCTCTGTTACACTAGGGGCTAAAATAGAATTAACTCTGAAATAACCATCTTGATCAAGTGGTAAACCAGTTCCGAAATTATAGGGAACTCCAGAATTCAGAGCTGGTGAATTACCGACTTGGCCTTGAACGCCTTGAAGCCCTGTTGTTCCAACATTTCCTTGTACCCCCTGACCTGAATTTCCTTGAACACCTATTTGACCTTGGAATCCTCTTAAACCTTGAGGTCCTTGAGCTCCTGCAAATCCTTGGAATCCTGATCCTGTAAAATATCTTGGAACGAATCCACATATATCAGGATTGAAAATAGGAATGTCACATGGTCCAGTTAAATCAACTTGTAATTGAACTATCATTCCATGACCTGTGAAACGATCTTTATAATCTTCCAATATTGGAGTCATACTTGGATCATTTGCAATATCAAACCAGCCTGGATCACCATCATAACTTCTAATGAACTTTACTACATCAATTAAAATCTGTTGTGTATCTGACCAAACTTCTTTGATCATTTCATTATCATCCTGCTTTGCAATATCAATACACATAATGTATAGAGTATGAGTTACAATATTTTGATTAACAACTAAAGATTGTGGAACAATATGAATCCTTGGATATTGTAGTTCTTCAGATAATTTTAAGTCTGGTCCCATTTCATATCTCCCATTAATTTGGGGATGAGCTTGGAATATTGAGGAAAATAAGTTATCTATACTAACGAGTGATTGAGCCATAATTATAATTAGAATATTTTAGTTTTTTGTTTTTATAAATCAAATACGAAGAAGTCAGAAGATGGAATTCCTTTATTTTTATGTGAGTAAACTGAATATCTTAAAGAATCACAAAAGTGATTATTAATATCTACGACTTCATCTAATATTGTTTCTCCTTTAGACTTCCAAGAATATTGTTTAACTTCTTTCCAACTCTCAATTGAGTCTTCGTGTATATTAACCTGCATCGCTTTTAAACAATTAATTCCTTGAACTATATTTTTTTTTGATATTTTAATATTGAATCCAGATCTTTTTATTTCCTCAATAACTTCAGGTCTATGATCACAATAGATTGGATCTGTTTTAGAAACTCCAATTTCTCTTAAACGATTGATTAGATCACTTGTAGTTAACTTTGATTCATAGATTAATGTTTCTACGTAAACTTGATTTTGATCAACCCAATGTGTTTTAACAAGGACTGTTGGATCGTTATATCCTAAGTCTAAACCCCATGTAACTTCTTTAATAGTTGGAAGTGTGTGATATTTTTTAAAATGGGAATATATTCTATTTGATTTAGTAGGTCTTTCACCTAAAACATAAACACGATAATATTGTTCATCTGCGTCTATAAGCCTTTCAATTTCTTTTATTTGAATCTCAGATAGAAATGGGTTATCAAGATATGTTGATTTAATTAACTCACAATCTTTTTCTTTAATTATATCATAAATAAAATGTGACTCATCGGATGGATTATAATCAATAAATATCTTTTGTGTCGTTCTAATTTTTAACTGTAGGAATATATCATATGTTAATTCATTTGCCTCATTACAATAAAGAATATCTCTTTTACGTCCTCTTATCTTTTGTTCTGAATCAGTTGAGAAGAATTCAATCTTAGATCCATTATCGAATTTATAAATATGTTCTGTTTTATTGTGGTTCTTTTCTGAATACAATTCCAATTCAAATAGAATATCAAAGAAATCCCTCATTATAGAACCTCTTAAAGCTGGAAATGATTGACGTATAATAGATATGTTTACTTTATTGGATAGGGCATAAACTATTAGACATTGTAAAATAGAATAAGACTTAGAAGATCTTGTACCCCCTTCATTTATAATATATCTTGTTTCAGGATTATTGAGAGCAGTCCAGTTCTTTTGGAATACTCTACTCGCTTGGAGGTTTAATTCCATCTATTAAATTAATATTTATTCCACTAATGGATCCTGAGTGTTCTACATTTGATTTTTCTCCTACTGTGAATTTACCTTTGTTGGCAAGAATAGAATTTATCAATTTATAATCTCCTTTTTCATATGCTTTCTGTAAAAGAATATCAAATTGATTTATTAAATCTTCTTTATCTCTTTCTGAAATATCTTTCTTCAGGACTTCCTTAGCCTTAGTTATATACTTATATACATTTCTGGATGAGCAATTCCAATCCTTTGTTAATTTATCAACAATTTCAAACATAAAATGTCCTTTACCCATAAGTTCTAGAATCGTTTTAATTCTTTGAACTTTAATTGAATCATTGACATCGTTTCTTTTTTTCATTTGTATCCCCTTTAATTTTGATTTTGAACAGGATTGAATCCTCTTATTTAAAATTTTTTATCTGTTAATAAACTTCTTAGGTTTATCAATTAATCCAGCTTGACTTAAAATATATTCAGTCTTTTCTTTAGTTCTGCGAACGCAACCCCCACAACTCCACGATCCCATTGAATGTCCTGTGTATAAATAAAATGCATTAAACATTTTCTGAGTCCACTCAACATCTCTGTGATTGTTGAACCCAATATATGATTGGTATAAATTATCTAGTTTGTTTATTTCTTCTTCCATATGTAATCTTCTATTATTTTTGATGTTATAAATCCCATTCCTGCAAATAAAGGGTTTTGTGTGTAAATTAGGACTGACCAAAATGTTAAACAATTCGGACATCCAAGTAATTCACAAAGAAAGTTAAATATTCTAAATTTCCATGTACTATAATTACATCCAGCTTTTTTATCTAACCACTTTATAAAACATTCCCAATATTTGAAAAGAACGATAGAATTCATCAATGATGCGAATCCTACAATAGTAATTAGAATAACTTGTATATTTGTTTCTAGTGTCATTTTAATATCTGTGTTATTTGTTGATCTCTTTTCCATTTTAAATAAATAGTAGATAATATTACAAACATGTCAATTAAATAAGTGTATCTAGGTCTATAATTGACAACATCATAGAAATTATTATAAAAATCATGAAAACATTTATCTAATTTCTCGTTGATTTCAAATTCAGTCATTTGATCAAATGGGTAAAAATGTTCGTAATAATTTGATTTAATAGTTAAACCCCATTTCCCATTATTTCTTGAAATCATCAATTCTTGGTTCATCCCTCCTGCAGGTTTTTGCCTAGCAATGAAATAATTCAATTCAATAATGCAATTATTCAGTGGATGTTCTTTAACTATTGGCATAACAAATTCTTCAATGTAATCCCAATTTAAAATGTGATCTTTTCCATTAATATCTGTAATTATTACTTCTTCTAAAACTTTATTCTTAAACATATTCTTTATTGACATCTTAATATAATGGTTTTTGTGGTTGTTGACTTGCTAAGTATAACTCAGCTTTTAGTTTATTAACCATATAATAAACTGAACTTATTGGAATACCAACACGTTTTGAAATTTCTCTATAGGTTAAATTGTCTGTAAAATATAACTTGAACATGTTTCTCATTGATGGTGATGATCTTCTAATATAAGATTGTATTCTACTTAGTTTAAGGATTTGATCATCTGTAAATCCCTCTAACCTTAATTCTGCTTCATATATTGTCATTAATGGTTCTCTAGACATAGGTTGATCACTTGGCTCAACATACATAAAATCAATTGGGATTACATTTAATTTATTCTTTTTATGAGAATCTCTAAACCAATTATAAAATATTCCCCATGAATATTTATGTCTTGAATTTATACAAGCTGGATCACCTTGATATCCGGATTTTGTTAATAGATATACTGTTAGATCTGAGACCCATTCTCTTGCTTTCTCTTTTGAGTTTGTCAACTTCATAGCTTGTTTGACTAAATGTGTATAATATTTTTCAATATATTCTGAATTACTCACCAATTATTTCATTTATTTTTTTAACTATCAATTAATATTTGTTCGAGTATCCCCTTTAAAATCTCTTCATCATCTTCACTCATATTCTTCTGACTTAATATGGACTCGAATTCTTCTGCTCCTGCGAATTGGTCTCTATCTTCCATAGGAATTTCTGATATTTGAAACAACTCATAACTCGTTCTATAAAGTCTAATTCCATCCCATGTCTCATCTTGAATTAAGATTGGGAATATAAGAATTCTGTGTCCAGATGCTAAAACCTTAATGAGCCTTACGATATTCTGAGTTGTTTCGGTAATCATTTTAATCTATTCTTGTTATAATTATATCACCACTAATTTCAATATTTACTTTGGTCGAGTCATCCCTGAAATAGTATCCATCAGATGTCTCTGAATTCAAGACTTTTCCTGTTGAAACCCATTCTCTTATTTTAACCCCACCCGAATATAATTCTACTCTATGTTTACCATTTAATCCACCAACTTTACTTAATTCCGCATCTGTACAACTGGTTAAAAACAAAACTGATATTACTATTATTAATACTTTTTTCATTCTTCTATTAAATTATTTTTCTCTCCAATCATTTCCAATGCATCACCAATTTGGTGTCTTATCAGAATGGTTAGTAATTGCATCTGTCTTAAATCATCAGAAGCTACAGATAGTGTTAATTTCTGAGAAGTCTTAAGGATTTGATTAAGTATTTGTTTGTATTCTTTACTTTTCATTTTGTATATTACTTTCATTTTAAATACAATCTTTTATTACCCAGTAAATCAGCTCAAACCAAATAATATATGCAATAGCTGCAGAGAAAACATTCTCTTTATGTTCCTTTACTTGTCCATGTTTAACTAATGCAGCTCCTATCCTTATTAGGGCTATACTAGCCATTAATATTAGGGGTGTCCAATTTATCATTTTGTTTTATTTTTTTTCATATATTATATATTAATTTTTGTTTCTCTCCTATTAAATTATTTATCACCTAGGATCTTATCTATCTTTATCTCTCTTAATACTTCTTTTCTTCGATTTAAGAGCTTATCTAGTCTTGGTTGGTAATCAGTATCAAAATTTGAGAATATCTCTTCTAATCGAATATTTTCATCTAACTTTTCTAATTCTGATTTCATATATTATATATTTGTTTATTT